TCACAGCAGCGACCAGCCCAGCACGCCCCACAGGCCCGGCCAGTCGAGCGCCAGAAGCAGGCCGGCGACCGTCAGCACGATCCCGGCGACGGCGCCCAGCGCGAGCGACAGCCAGCTCACTTGGTGGCGACGGCGGCCCGCAGAACCGCATCCTTGGCCGCGCTGCCCGCCGAGCTGCCGACCCAATAGGCCACAACGGCGGTGAACGACGTGCCCAGGCTGCCGAGCATGATGTTGGCGAGGTCGCGGCTGCCTTCCGGTATCTCTTTGCGGATGACCAGATAGAGCATGACGAAGAAGCCGATGGTGATCAGGGCGCTGATGATCGGGGCGCCCCATGCGATCGCAGAGCCAGCGCGCGCCAACTCGACCGTCTGGCCGCGGGCGCTCTGCACGTCATGCAGGCGTGCCGTCAGTTCGTCGAGGGCCTGCTGCCGGGCCTGCCCTTCGGCCTCCAGCACCAGCCGCTTGAACTCCAGCGCCTTCTCCGGGTCGCGGGCAAGGGCCGCCTCGAGATCGGCCGGATCGTTGACGCCCAGCACATCGCGGGCAATGCCCGTGATGCTCTCGACCGCCTTGCCGGTCTTGTCGCCGAAGATCCACGACGCCACGTTGGGCGCTTGGTCGACGAACAGTTTGCCGAGCATCGACGCGGCACCCGCCGCGATCAGGGGTAGAACCATGCTTTCCTCCTTGGATTGACGATCAGGCGGCAACGCTCTCCTGCAGCGCGTCGAGCGTGCGGCGGCCAACACGGCCGTCGACCACGAGCCCGCGCTCGGCTTGAAACTCCTTGATGGCCTCCGTCTCGCCGTCGACGTCGACCGGCGGCAGGCCCAGCAGCTCGCGGTTGCGGCGCCAGTAGCGCAGCCGGTCCTCGAGGCCGTTGAAGCCGCCGTTGACGATGCGCGTGATGGCGAGGAACCAGTCGCGATCGGCCAGCAGCGACAGGCGCTTGCTGTTCCAGAACCAGCAGGCCGAGGCCGTGGCCCAGCGCGGCTCGCAGATCAGCGTCGGCTGCTCCAGCAGGTCGATGCCGAGCGCGCGACCGCAGGCCTCGTGGTTGGTGCGGCCGGTGATCTGGATCGGCCCGTGGCCCTTGAAGCGCCGCCCGTCGCCGGGATGCACGTTGCCGAGGTCGGCGCGGCCCTCGTAGGCGCTGCCGTCGGCGATCTCCTCCATCCAGCGATACTCGCCGCTCTCGTGCGCGAGCTGGGCCATGAAGGCCGCGAAGCGCATGGGCTGCAGGATCGACGCGGCCGACAGCGCCGGGATGATGAACGGCAGGTGCGGATCGAGCCGCGCGCCGGCGGCGGGCATCATCTGGCGCAACAGGGCGACGTCGAGCATGGGGGCCTACTTCTGCGGGAGCTTGGTGGTGACGAAGAACACGAGGGCGCCGATCACCACGAGCGCGATGCCCTGGCCGATCTGCTTCAGCGCGCCGTTGCGCACGACGCGGTACATCGCGAACAGGTCGCGAAGGCCGCGGATATGGTCGGGCGCGTCCTCGTCACCGAGGCCGACGCTGGACAGCGCCTTCTTGGCGCCGCGCTCGGCCGCGTCCTCGACCAGCGCTTCCAGCGCTTCGCGCGGCATGCAGACCATCGTGGGATCGGCGGGCGCGCTCATGGCCGCACCGCCGCCGCCTCGAAGAACTCACGGGCGTCGATCTCCAGCGCCGCCGCCATGTTGGACAGGGGAGGCTCGAGGAAATCCCGGTACTCCCATCGCGCGTTGAACCAGCGCTGATAGGTCAGGCCGCCCGCCTGCTGCGCCATCGCGAAGGCCGCATCGAGCTTTCCGAGCCCATCGAGCTCGGCCATCGCCTGATCGCGCGTGATCGAGGCGGGAACCGCTAGCCGCGCCAGCTCGGCGTCGACCTCCTGCTGCGTCGGCGGCGCGAAGCCTTCCGGCAGCGGCGCATCCCATCTGACATTGGCAAGCGTGTTGTCGAGGTTCGAGAAGTTGACGCCTGGGCGAAGTGCCAGCAGGGCCTTGTGAAAATCGGACATCATTGCGGCGTTCTCCTCATGCCATCCATATTCCGCTGACGCCGGTTTGAGGCGCACCGGCGGAGGTCGCGCCGTAGAAGGTGCTGGTCGTGCCGGAGCCAAGCTCGACCGCCGCGATGTAGCGAGCCCCCATGCCGAGCATGCCGGAGTAGCTGCCGCTGGCGGCAGATACCTCGCCTATGTTGCCGGCGCCGGAACCGGGGCCGGACTGGCCGACCGTCGTGTTGGCGCCAATGGCGATTGACGTCGCAAAGGAGCCGGCGCCATAGGACACCATGCCGTTGATCGTCGCTTCCATTGCATCCAGATCGAGGCCGGCGACGACATTGCACCGCATGTTGGCGGCGCCATTGGCGGCTCGCCACGATGCGGTGACATACGACCACGATGCCGTGGTGTCGCCGAAGAAGAACGGGCAGCGCACACGGTTCCAGCGGTTCCACAAGCCAAACACCGCCGCAGTTCCGCCAGCGGCGAGACCGCCAGGATGCCAGTTCATCTGGCTGCTGGCATCGGTGAGGCCGGTGCCGACATAGGTGCCGCAGCGCGCCGCCGGCCCGTTGGTGATGGCGTTCTTGTTGACCTCGATGCCCTGCACCGTCTCCAGCTCGGCGGTGCCGGCGCCGGTGCCGCGCTCCAGCACGTGGGTCACGACGGTATGCGTGCCCGACTGCGAGCCCGACGTGTTGACGTAGGTTCCGGCCACCTGGTTGGCGAGGCTGGTCGCGACGCGGAAGGTGGTCGAGGACACGACGTTGACGAAGTAGACCGTGGCGGCCGCCAGCCCGGTCGGCAGGGCGCCCGTCGTCTCGAGATAGATCGGCGTGCCGTTGTCGAAGCCGTGCGCGGCGCCGGTGGTGAACACGCCCGGCGAGGCGAGCGTCACCGTGAAGGTCTGCGCCTTCCGCCAGCGCGGGCCGCGCACCAGATGGCCGGTTGCCGTCAGGAAGAAGTCGTAGCAGGAGTAAGGCTGCGCCGCGGCCGGGCCGACGTTGGCGGCGGCCACGGTGATGTCGTTGCTGATCTCCGACAGCGCGATGGGCACAAAGCGGGTGCCGTTCCAGATCGGCGCGCGCGCGAGGCCGGCATAGGGCGTCCAGTAGACGACGGTCTTGGCCGTGTATGCGGTGCTTCCCATCACCGGCACGCCCGACGCCAATGTGAGACGGCCCGTCGGCCGGAACGGCGCGATCAGGCCGGCCGCCGCCAGCAGCGCTTCCTCCGACGCCGAGCCGATCAGCGTCTGCATGAAGTCGGAGAAGCCCGCCGCCGTCAGGCCGGCGCCGAGCGAGGCGGCCGTGACGACGGGCTCCCACGGCACGCTGATAGGCACCGACGGCAAGCCCGCAAGCACCGAGAGTGCGCCCGTGCCGTCGAACCCCAGCGGCTTGTTGGCGCGCAGCGCCGCAACCGGCAGCTCGGCCGCGACCGTGTCGTCGGCCAGCGGGAAGCGCGCGGCGCGGCGCACCATCTCGAACAGGGCGCTGAGGTCCGCCGTATGCCGGTCGAGCTGCCGTTCGATCACCTTGGCGGGCCACGGGCCCGACGGAGTGAGCGGCTGAGCCTGGGTGCGGTAGGGCACGCGGTAGGCGACGACCTTGTCGCCGCTCGTCATGCCCGACGACACGCTGATGGTTGCTCCGCTGCGATCTGCCGCCAGCGCGACCGTGTAGGGTGGCGTGTAGATCGCGCTCGTGGACTGGTTGACGGCATAGAGGGCCAGTGCCGCCGCGTCGTAGACCGGCTTGGGGACGTTGAACGTGCCGCTTGCACCCGAGGCGGTGAAGGTCCAACGGCCGGGATCGGACGTGATCGTCATTGCGGAGCCCTCATGGGTGACAGGGAGGCGGGCGGCGTGACCGGGGACGAGCCCGCAGGCGCGACACGCGGCACGTCGGGCCGCGCCGGACGCTGCACGCCGCCGAACGTGCCGCGCTTGTCGTCGAGCGCCGCCTGTTGAGTGCGCCACGCGACCTTGAACTCGGTGAAGTTGCGATCCGCGAGGATCGCGGCCTGCGCCAGCTTGCGATAGTCGCGCACGGTCGCGGTGATGAAATCGGCTTTCTGCCCATCCGGCCCGTCGCTCATCTTGGAGTAGATGGCCGACATCGGGTGCCGGCCTTCAACCACAGCGTCGAGATAGTCGCGCGCGCCCAGCCCCCACGCCGGATGCTTGAGCGCATTGCCTGCCAGCACGACGTAGCGGTCGTAGACCTCGGGCCAATCGCGGAAGTTCATCGGCACGCCTTCCACCATCGACTTCTTGTCGATGCGCTCGACGCCCATGCGCAGGCGCTGCATTTCAGCGTCGATGGGCGACGGCGTGTCCTTCTGCACGCGCCACGGGTTGATCGCGTCGGCCTCCGGGCCGTAGCCGCTCTCGAACTGACGAGGCTTGCCCCAGAGATCGCGCGCGGGCGTCAGGCTCTCGGAGAAGCCGGGCAGGCGGCCCACGATGAAATCCCACACCTTCATGTGCTCGCGCAGCACGGGGTCACCCACGCTCTTGGCGAAGTTGACGCCCGACGGCACGATGCTGCCGACCTGCCCACCGACATAGCCGAAGGCCCGGCGCTCCGGGTCTTCCATCATCCACATGAAGTCGGCCAAGCCCTTGAGGTACGTCTTGTTGACGACCGTCGACGACACGGCCGCGATGCCCGCCGCCCACAGCTCGGAGAACTCGTCGAGCTTGTCGCCGTCGACCTCCATGCGGCGGTTCATCTCCGCCATGTCGGCCGCGAAGCCCATCAGCATGCCGTAGGGATCGGCGCGCTCGTAGGCGACCCACTTGTCGCCCACGCGGATGCTGTACTGCTGCCAGCCCTGGCGGATCAGCGCCTCGCGCTGAGCCGGGTCCTTGGGCCCTTTGCCCGTGATCAGGCCCCGGTCGGCATAGTCGGCCGCCATCAGCATGATCGACGTGCCGGTCGCCATCCGCGCGATCGCCAGCTGCTGGCGCGCGCCGCCGGCGGCGAGATCGTCGCGCACGCCCGAGATCAGCGGTGCAAGCGGCGTCCGCTCGAAGCCGTAGCGCACGATGTTGATGGGCGTGCGCACGAACGGCATCAGGAACACGGTCGCCGGCCACTTTTCGCGCAGCCGCACCAACGCCTCGGCGGCACCGCCCGCGTGCTGCGTAAAGGTCTGGTACATCGCCGCGTCGACCGCCTGCAGGCGGATGCTCTCGGGCGGATTGGCGACCAGATCGGCCACGCGCTCACGCAACGCCACGCCTTCGAGGCCTTCCGCCGCGGCCTGCCGCACGGCCTGGGCGTTCAGCTCCATGCGATAGCCGATGGTCTTGAAGAACTCGTCCGAGGCGGCCAGCAGGCGCGAGGGCATGCGCTCCGTCGTGCCGAGGAAGTCGACCAGCCGCGCCATGCCGTTGTCCTGCAGGCCGAAGCTCTCGGCCGAAACCGCCGCCGTGCGCCGCAGGTCGACCTTGCCGATGCTCGCGCCGGTCTCGCCCGTGCGCAGCGCGATCCACATCATGCGCCACGCATCCTTTTGCGCCGCGATGATGCCCGCCATCATGGCCGCGGCCTCGCCCGGCGCGACACCGCCCGGCCCGCCGAGGGCGGCCAGCTTTTCCGCAACCCCTCGCTCGATGATCTGCTGCGCCATGACCAGCGTGTTGCTCGCGGCGTTGACCACATGCGTCTTGGGCGAGCTCAGCAGGCCGTTGACCCACACTTCGGAGACCATCTGCCACTTGGTCGCCCGCGCCGACGCCAGCGCCATTTCGTGCAGCTTGGCGGGTGGCGCACCGCTGTCGAACAGCATGGCGTGGCGGCGCGCGATCTCACGGGCCGACGCATCGCCGCCGGTCGCCTCCAGCGCTTCGAGGATGGCGCGGCTCCTCTCGACATCGCCCGACGCCGAGGCCGGGATTTTCCATGCCGCCAGCGCACGACCGGCCTCGGCGCGCGCGGCCAGCACTTCCTGCAGCACGGCCGCCTCCGTCGCCACCGCGCGGCGATAGGCGAACAGCTCGAGCGGGCCGGCGCTGGGCCCGGCAGCGAGCCGCGCCGTCTCCAGCGTGCGCTCCGACGCGGCCGTCAGCAGGCGGCGGGCGGCAAGGGTCTGCTCGGCGTTGAGCGCCTGGCCCTCGCGGCGGGCCATCAGGTCGTCGACCGTCATGCCGAGCTCGTCGGCCAGCTTGGCGGTTTCCTGCTGGTCGATCTTGCCGCGACGGGCCTTGGTGATGCCGTCCTTGAACAGGTCAGCAAGGTCGCGCATGGCGACCTTGACGTCGTCGCCGGTCGAGATACGCGACCAGTTGATCGCAATGCCACCGCCCGGCAGGTCGCCCTGCGCGGGCTTGGGCTCGGCCTTGACCTTGGCCTGGCGCCCGGCGTCATCCGCGAGATCGGCCAGCAGTCCCGGGTTGGGGATCGCCTCGTCGACCGCTTCCTTGGCCTTGGCGCGCGCCACCATCGGCGCGTCAGGCCCGGCGTCGCCCAGCACCTTCGCCAGATCCTCGGCGGTGAGCTTGCCGTATTTCGCCTCGGCCTCGGCAAGTGCCGCCTTGGCCGGGTCGACCGGCTTTTCCCCAGCCTGCGCGGCCCGCGCAGCCCTGTAGGCGCGGAACGCCGCCATCAGGCCTTCGGTCGCCACACCCAACCCGAGGCCTTCCACGGCCCGCCGGAGCCGATTGACGGCCTCGTTGTCGTTCGGGTCGGTTGCGAGGAAGTCGGGCACGACCTTTTCGAGCGCCGGCACCTTGTTCAGGAAGGCGGCAAGGTTCTCCTCGTTGGGGTCGAACATCAGCGCATCGGCCATCGCACCCGAGGCGAGGCCCTTACCCGCGGCGCCCTTCGGCAGAGCGCCCGCACCCTTGAGCAGCTTGCCGCCGATCACCATGCCGGTCAGGAACTGCGCGACCTCCTTGATGATCGGCGCAGACTTGCTGTCGCCCGCGCTCGGCGTGATCGCGTCGATGGTGCGGGCCAGCGCATCGGCCGGGTTGGCGAGCAGCGCGTCGAGCGCGCTCACGCCCGTTTTCGGGATGGCGATCGTCAGGTCGACGACGTTGTCGTTGAGCCACGTGCCGAGCGAGCTGGCGGCCTTGAACAGTTCGGTGCCGGCCGCGCCGACGCCTGCGCCGACCGCGCCGGGCGCGCGCACGATCTCGTTGCCGACCTTACCCGCGACCGCGCTCAGCGACTGCTTCATCGCCTCGGGATCGGCGCCCAGCTCGCCCTGCAGGGGCAGGCCGGACGCTGGATCGACGGCAGGAGCCGCGCCCCCGCCCGGCGCTTCACCCGGAGAAGGGGACGGGGAAGCGGCCTTGGCGGGGGTGGCTTCCGGCGGGGCGTCGCCTTGGGCCGGAAGGGGGACGCCGTAGCGCTCGCGCGCACGCTGCTCCAGCTCGCGCGCTTCGGTGCGTTGCCGCTCGACCATGTAGTCGACGCCCGCATCGTCGCTGCGCTTCTGGCCGCCCGGCAGTTGGCCTTCGCGCGTGATGTCGGGCGCGAACTGCTGGTCGCGGTTCGACTTCCTGATGTCGATGACGAGCCCGGAATTGGCCGGCGTATCAGCCATCAGATGCCCTCCGCCGGCGTGAAGCCCGGCCGCTTGATCTGATCCTCGACGTACTGGCGCAGCAGTTCCTGCGTCATGAACTCCTGCATCGCAGGCGTGACGGCACCGGCCGGCAGCACGGCCGGATCGACGCCGAACTGCTGCATGAAGCCCTCCATCCAGGCGGTCGGGTGATCGGCGGCCTTCCCGGTCGACGGCCAGTGCATGACGCTGTCGCCTTCGACCACCGACGGCCGGTCGCCGTTCAGGAACGCGCGTCGATAGTCGAACTGCGCATCGTCCTCGGTGTTGGGCTTCTCGCCGTGCTTGGCCTCGAAGCCGCGACGCCACGCGAGCACGGACGGATCGAGCGCCATGAACTTCTGGAACTCGCTCTCGTGCGTCGGCGTCCAGAACCGCATGTTGGGCACGGCGTTGACCGGATCGGCCATCATCGCCTCCCGTCGCCGCTACCGACGGAGGGCTTGCCCTGCGGCCCCGGCTTCTCGGCGTTGGCCGCGTCGCGGCGCTTGATGATCTCGTCCCACTGGTCGAGGCGGCGCAGCTCGAAGGTCTTCTGCGCCTCCGTCACGGCACCCTTGTCGAACAGCTGCAGGATCCTCACCCCGGCCGCCTTGATGTCCTGGGCCGAGATGTTGTCGCGCGTGCCCGCGTAGCCTTCGGGCAGACCGACGGCCAGTCCGATCTGGTCGAAGTTGATCAGCTGATAGCGGCGCACGATGTCCTGCGCCTGCTGGGTGGCGAGGATCGGGTTCGCCTTGATCGCGTCGCGGTTGGCGTCCGCGAAGACGTTGTATTCCAGCAGCGCCGCCGCGCGGCCGGCATTGGCGATCTTGGCGCTCGCTGCATCGAACATGAGCGCTGGCGCGAGGAAGTCGTTCACGTAGGAATAGCCCTGCTTGTAGGGGCTGGGTGGGCCATCGTCCTTCAGGGCCTGCCGGTTCTTCTCCAGCAGCGAGACATAGGTGTCCTTGGTGATCTCGTTCTTCTGCAGGTAGTCGAGCAGCGACTTGCTGATGTCCTCGCGGTCGAGCTTGGGCAGCAGCGCCGCCATGGCGTCCTTGCTGTCGACGGCCGCGCCGCCCTTCAACACCTTGAGGCCCGCGTTGTAGTCGTCGGGTTTCAGGTGCGGCCGCGCCATCTCCAGCCACTCGCGCGTCAGCGTGTTGTCGCTGGTCTTGCTCATCATCTCCTTGGTGGCACGATCGGTGACGCCCGCCGCGATTTTCGCCTCGGCCCGCTCATTGCGCGCCTCAATGGCCAGCGCCTGGGCGAGCCGCTGGCGGCTCTCCGTGTTGGCGGCGTCGATCAGCTTCTCGCGCTGCACCGGATCGAGGCTCGCGAGCTTGCCGCTCGCCAGCATCACGGCCGCCTGCCCCGGGTTCTCGCGGATCGCCTTGAGCGCGGTCGCCTGATCGACCTTGACCAAGGTGTCCTTGCGCTCCTTCTCGAAACCGGCGTCGCTCAACCACCCCTTGTCGAACGCCTCCTGTATGTTGGCGTTGATCGTGTCGATGTAGGCCTGCCGCTCGTTCGGGCTCTTGGCGTCGACCGCCTTGGTGGCAAGCGCATCGTTGGTGGTGCGCAGCCCCACGACATGCTTCTCGACCAGATCGGTGCGCGCCTGATGGCGCACTGTCGTCGACATGCTGTCCGCCATCGGGTTGACGGTGCGCTTGAAGAACTCGCGCGTCTTGCCGTCCATGCCGTCGCTGAGCTGCGCGTAACGCTCCTGCGAATAGGTCTGGAACTTCTTCTCGCGGCCTTCGATGTCGGGATCGCTCTGCAGCTCGATACGCTTTCGATCCAGATCGTTCTGGAACACCGACTGGCTTTCGGTGATGCGGGCCATGCGGCTGAGCTGCTGCTCGGTATCCGCCACGTCGCCCAGCTTCTCGGTGAAAACCAGCATCGACCGCGATTGATCGGTCGTGGCCTCGACTTGCGGCGTGAAGCGCGCCGGGGCACCGCGCGAGCCGCCGACCGAACCGGGAACTACCAGAGGAAGCGCCATGTCAGCCCCCCAGCCCTTCGGTCGCGATCAGTTCGTCGATGCTGTTGTACTTAGGCTTGCTACCGCCACCGCTGTTCAGCAGGTCGCGAACGCGGCTCACGCCGGTCAGCAGCTGCGCCCCCGCCGCGCCGTAGGCGGTATAGTTGGGAGAGAAGCTGCGCTGCGAGGCCTCGGCGGCAACCATCGCGTCCTGCGCTTCCATCTCGCCTTCCCACAGCCGCCGCTGCCGGGAGAGCTCGCCCGCCCCGGCGCCAGCGACCAGCACTTCGAGCGGCGATCCTTCCTCGACCAACAGGCCGCTCGCCCCGGCATTGGCGCGCACCGTCCCCAGCGTGCGCCGCGTGTTGGCGGCGATGTCCTCGGCGTCCGTCACGGCGCGGTCGCGCGCGATGGCGGCCTGCCGGCGGCCGATCGCCATGTTGGCCTGGTTCGAGTAGTCGTACGAGGCCTGCCCGCGGCTGTTGGCCGACATGGTGCCGTAGATCGACGCGCCCGCACCGACGATGGCAGCGCCCGTCGTGAGAACCGTGGCCGTGGTCACACCCGACACGTCATTCCCCCGTCACGTGGATTTCGTTAAGACCGTCGCGCCGCGATGCCAGCAGGTCGAATTCGTCGGTGAACTCCCGCTCGGCCTGCTCGACGGTGGCGGCGGCGGTCGGGAAGATCATCGTCAGCGCGGTGTTGCCTTTCATCCAGAAGGCCTGCTTGCGGCCGGCGCTGGCGGGCATGACGTTGTAGCCGGTGCAGTGGAGCGGCTCGTCGGCGTCGACATAGAGCATGGCGTCGCCATCGACGATCAGCACCGTGGCGACCTTGATCAGCGTGCCGGTGATCACGGTGCCCGCCGGCACATAGACCGTGCGCGCGTACATGCCGCCGTGCAGCAGGTGCTGGGTGCGCAGCGGCACCTGCGGCAGCGCCGCGCGCTCGCTTTCGAGACGGCGCACCTTGTCGATGCCCGGGATGCTCATGCGCGGGATGCGCGGCGTCATCGACGGCACGACGATGTCGCGCTGCATCATCGGCCCCACCTGCTTGAAAAACACGCGGTTCGTCTCGGCGTAGCCCAGCTTGGGCAGCAGCTCGAACAGCTTGCCCTCGAATGGCGCGCTGACCAGCAGACCCGGCGAGCCCAATTCGGCAGCCTTCTGCTCGGCGGCGGCCAGCAGCTTGAGCCCCGCCAGGGTGCCGCGATGCGCCTTGGCGACGAAGAAGCTTTCGCTGACTGCGCCGGACAAACTGTAGTGCGGCAGCGGCGCACAAAGCACGCTGATGAAGCCGACCAGCTCGCCCTCGACGACGGCGGCGAAGACGGACAAGAAGCCCTTGGCCTCGAGATCGCGATACTGCTCCATGCGCGCCTGCGGCGGCGGCATGCCCGCGATGTGGCATTCGGCGGCATACTCCGCGATCAGATCGGAGAAGGTCGACGCCGTCTCGATTTCGGCCACGGTGCTGGGGCGGACGATCATGCCGCCTCCCTGCGCGCCGCATAGGGCACGTCCGCGTTCATGGCGTCTTCCCACAGACACCTCTCGACGATGCGCATGGTGGCGCTGCAGCGTACCGGCAACGGAGGCACGTCGCTGCGCACCCGGGCATAGGTGACGCCGTGGCGCCCGCCCGGAAACGCGCCCCGGTTCATGCCCTCGAACGAAAGGCCGAGGTGCAGCAGCAGCCGGTGACCTTCGCGCCAGTCGTAGACGGTCTCGGCATAGACGCGCTGGGCCCAGCCGGTCTGCGGATGCAACGCCTGCTCGATACCTGCGCGCATGGCGGCGACGATCTGCCCCCACAAGGCAGGCGACAGATCCCGCTCGCCGATCAGCGCCCAGGCACGCGCCCTCCCCTCCTTTTCGTCGATCAGGCCCGCCGCCGCGACGGGCTCGCCGTCGACCAGCAGGGCCTGCGCCGGCCCCGCCACCATGGCCGCGATGGCTTCGGGCGTGAGGGAGAGCTTGAACAGGCGCTGCGAGGCCTGCACCCGGGGCTCCAGCCGTTCCACGTGAAACTGTTTCAAGGGGACGAAGGTCGCTTCCATCAGCCCGTCTCCCCCACGCCGTACTCCGGGCCCAGAAAGGCGATGCAGAAGGGTTGCGCCCCGTCGGCCACGATGAAGGGCCCTATGGGCGTATCGCCCTTGGCGGCGCCCTCCAGGTGCATGTCGCCGGTGTAGAGCAGCGGCGTGGCGTCCATCGGCTGGATGCCCTTGCGCAGGGGCCGCACGTCGCTGTCCTGGCCGTTCCAGCGGCGCTGGCGCAGGCCCCCCGAGCGCACCACGCGGATGCGGTCGCGCACGTCGCGTACCGGCCTGCCGACCGCACCGCCCTTTTTGGTCGGCGGATTTGGCGGCATCGGCTGCACTTCCGAACGATAGGCGAGCCCCACCGTCGCGACCCACACGTCGATCTCCGCAACCATGGCAGAGATCGCGTGTGTGTCGCCCGAGACAGTGAAGGGACCGCAGTCCGCACCGTCGAGCAGCGCCCGCACGCTCTGTCCGTCGAGATGCAGCAGGCCCGTGACTTGCGTGAGCGACACCAGCCAGTCGCCCGATGCGACGGGGCTCGTGGGCGCGGTGTTGCCCTCGACCTTGACGGTGATGTCGGTGCCGCTGTCGACCGACTGGATGCGCAAGGTGCGCGCGTGCCACGTCGGCATGTTGAGAGCGTCGTTGTCGCCGCGTTCCAGCACACGGATGGCCTTGCTGGCATCCCCCGCCACGAACACGCTGGCGGACGCCCGCCACAGCTGAGTGCCGGCGCCCGCGTCCTCGCTGATCTTGGTGAGCGTCGCGACGCGCGCATCGCGCACGGTCACCGCCTGGTCAAGATTGACGGCCTCGCGATCGTGCTCGGTGTTGCGCAGCTGGTTGCTGAGCGCTTCCATCGTGAGCACCCCCGCGCGGTCGACCAGCATCCAGACCTCGTCGCCTTCGCTGGTCGGCACGGTGTTGACCGACAGCACCTTGCCGCCGCCCGCGAGGTGCTGCGGCATGAAGGCGATCACATCCTGCTCTGGCGCGTAGGCCCCCATGATCAGGGCGCCGTCCTCGCGCGCGATGCAGACCTGCCCCCACGGCTTGTCGGCCCATGCCATCGAGACAGCCGGGCTGTCGCGCAGCAGGTGCTCGTTGCGGATACTGATCTCGCGATAGGTCAGCGCGTCGGCATAGACCTGGCTGCTCGACCTGATTTCGCCCAGGGTGCGGCGCTGCGGGTCGAGATAGAGCACACTGCCCTGCGCTGCCATGGCCCGCACGTTGCCGCCGCCCGTGCTCGTCGGCACCTTCGAGATGTCGACGTTGAGCGGCGTGAGCGCCGTGCTTGTGGTCGACGTGGTGACCTTCTGCACGCCGGAGCCCGTGACGACAATCAGCACGCGCTCGGAGCGAACGTCGCGGATCACCGGCACGGCGTCGGCGGCCGCGACGATCTGGATGGCACTGTCGTCGTCGGTGCCCGGCGTGAAGTTGAGGAAGCCGCCCGACTTCGAGAGATCGACACGCGGGAACGAGTTCGACACGTTGCTGCCGAGCGTCATGCGCTCCTGATGGATGCAGATGCAGGAGGGGTGGCCGGTCGTGTCGCTGTAGAGGCCGAGGCGCCATGCGCCTGTCGCGCCCGTGCCGTCGGGCGCGGTCGTGAAGTTGACAGTGACCTGCGTCGGGCCGGCATAGGCGGTGATCTTGCCCCACGCCCATGCGGCACTCGCCTTGAGCCGCACCAGCCGGCCGACATCGGTCGAGGCGAACAGGTTGGCGGAGGCGTTGACCGTCACAGGCCCCGTGGAGGCGGCCGCAGCCGCAAGCGTGGTCGCGCTCGTGTTCTCCGAGTAGTAGGGACCGTCGACGAAGGCCGCCGCCGCCAGCGTGAAGGTTTCGGGCGGCCCCAGCACGGTGCGCCGCAACTCCTGCATCGCCACGCTGGGGTGCGTGAACCACATCACGTCGGCCGACTGATGCCAGCGCAGCTCGCGCGCCTGGGCTGCCGTCCATGGCGTCGTCAGTTCGGTGATCGCACCGAACCCATCGAGCACCTGAGTGCGATTGGTGCGCCAGAAGCGCAGCTTAAGGTCCGAGAATTCGAGCGTGTAGGCATCGCCCGGCCCGAACACGAACGATGCGGTGAACTTCGCCGTCGTGCGCGCGGCTCCGGCGCGGCGCGTGCCGGTGCGGCGATAGACCGGCCCGTGCGGGATCACGATGGCGTTGCGTCCGCGCCGCAGGCCCGAGGCATAGGCCGGGTTCTCCGTCTGGCCGAGCAGCAGCGGCGACAGCTCGCCGGAATTGAACTTGGTAAGGGGCTGCGTCGCCATCAGCCCGTGCTCCGCCCGACTGTCCACGAGCCGCCGTCGATGTCCTTCGGCGGGTTCTCCTTGCTGTCGATGCTGCGGGCGTTGGTCTGATCCTCCTTCGCCTCCTTGCGGAAGACGGTCGCGGCTTCCTTCGAGCCCAGCACCTTGAGCGCGGCCTTGGACGCGATCTCGGCAGCCAGCGCCTCCGCGAATTCGTCATCGAACAGCGACGGGTCTTCGATCCGGGCGATGTAGATCACATGCAACGGCGAGGGCTCGTCGGTCTCGATGAAGCCGCCGCGAACGCGATACTTCGGCTCCTTGCCGTGGCGATCCTCGGAGAGCGCCCACACGCGCGCGCAGGGCGGCACGGTCGGCAGCGGAAACCTGCGCGCGAAGCCGAAGGCCGGGGCCGTCGCGTCGGCGTCGATGATCGCCAGCGTCTCCGCGAAATTCCAGTTGTGCGAGCGCAGCACGCGCCCGAAGCGTTCGTCATAGGCGCGCACCACCGCATCGGCGTCGCTGTACTGCTGGGCCGCGTCTGCGTCCTCGACCAGAGGATCCTGGCCGAGGAGCAGCAGCGCGGAGTTGCAGATGCTGGCCTTGGTGTGCGGCATGGTGCGCGCCTACTTCGATCGGTCGCGATCAGTTCTCGACGTAGCGCGCCGTGAGGGCGAACTTCGCCGCCTGGCCCGCGCCGATATGCGTCGCCGTGATGCACACGTCGACCCACTTGTCGGCCACGGTCGCAGCCAGCCCGAGAATGTCTCGCAGCTTGGTGTTGACCCTGTCGGGCGCCTGCGCAGCCGCCTCCATCAGGAGGTCGATGCGCGCCAGAGCGCTCGACACATCGACGGCCGAGGCGAAGCAGTCGGCGTCGATCACTGCGCCGCCGTTCTCGGTCGTCTCGTAGCAGCCGATCTCGGCCACGCCCGAAGCACCCCAGGCGGCGGTCTGGAAGATCAGGCTGTCGAGCACCCAGCCAGTCCACAGACGCAGGACCGGATAGATGTCGTTGGTGCTGTCGCTCGCGCCCTTGGCATGGTTGGCGGCGATGCGCTGGATCGACCCACCGAAGCGCTCGCGGCTCTGCAGCTTCTGCGCCTCGAGTTCGGTGATCATGGTGGACTTACGGACAGTCATTTGACGTTCCCCCTATGGGGCTGGAGTTGGCGAGGGCGGGGAGCGGAGGTTGGGCCCCAGCTCCCCGGGTTCGGTCGGGGCGAGGGCCTTAGCTCTCGACGCAGGGCACCTCGACGACGCGCACGTCTTCGAGGCGGGTGGCGCCCATGTTCTGGTCGAGCATCATGCGCTCGACGAACGAGGCACTGGGGTCCTGGCCGATCTTCACGCGCGGCTCGAGCTCGCTGAACAGGCCGACGCCGTTGGTCGCCATCGCGAAGCAGCGGCGATGCGAGGAGCCGTTGACCGGCAGCTGCTCCGAACGGACCCAATCGAAGCCCATCCAGTGCGTGATCTTGCCGTCACGCAGGGCGGTGATGTCGCCGATGTAATCGGACGACGTCGCCTTGGCTTCCGTCAGCAGGTCGGAGAGCTGCTTGGCCGAGTGCACCATGACGCGGCGCGGGTTGGGCACGCCTTCGTCGACCTCGGCGGCGTCGAACTTCTGCTTGGCCGAGCGGACCTTGTCGAAGGTCATGCCGGCCGAGCCATGCGCGACCAGCTGCGCGCCCGGCAGCGAGTTGTCGGTCGTGGTGCCGTCCTCGTTCCACGAGACGCGCGTGCCGAGCGCGGCGTTGATGATGATCAGGTCCTGCTGGCGATAGAAGCCGGCGACCGCCGCCATCTTGTGCTTGTTCTTGGGGTCCGCGACCAGGGCGCGCAGCTGCGCCTCGTCGAACGCATCGCCCCACTCGTAGGGGATGACGTTGCCGCGGTTGCGGGTGTGCTGCGGGCTCATGTGCGGCGTGGGCCCGGCGAAGCTCGTCTTCTGGCGCGGCGCAACCTTGCCGATGTAGTTGAACCAGAAGTAGCGGGCGTCGATGGCGTCGGGCTCGGGGTCGCAGTATTCGACCAGCCGCGCCTTCATCTGCTGCGAGATGAGCGTGTAGTCGCGCTTGAACTTGTCCTGAAAGCTGATGCGGTCGGTATCCGTGAGCATGGATCACTCCGTCGAAAGGTTTTCACCGATCGGCCGGATTGCCCCTCGCAGGATCCGTAGCCTCGCCGGAGACGCCCGGCGTGGGCGGCGACGCTCGCTGTGCGTTGCCAACAGGCGGGCCGCAGGTCCTGCGGTTATCCGCTGATCGCCCCTCCGGTGGGGCCGGGGGCAGGACGTTCCCGCCTGCGTGTCCCGGCCCCTGCTCGGGGTTTATGTCGTCGAACCCGCCGCAGTGTTGGCGAGTTCGTTGAGCCGCATGACGCGCTCCACCCAGGCCTTGTGCTGGGGATTGCGCTTGTCGTTGTACGGGTGTTTCTGGTCGAGGAAGTCCTTGGCGTAGAGGTTGTCGAGTTCGGCCTTCGCCGCCTTGGGCGAGGCGAACGCGCCCGTGTTCTTGCCGCCGCCACCGCCCTCGAAGCCGCTTTCGCTGATCGCCGCACCGAAGGTCGCGAACAGCTTGGCGAACACGGGATTGTCGAACGCATAGGTGCCGTCGATCAGCTTGATCTGCGAGAACTGCTCGAACTTCTCGCCGGCCGCGTTGAGCATCGCCCTGAGGCCGGCCTGGCCCTGCTCGATGAAGGCGTCGTAGCCGTCGCCCTTCTCCTTGCGCAGCGCCGCTTCGGCGTTGGCGCGGCCGGTCGCGGCTGCCTCGACGCCTGCCACGACCATTTCGTTCTGCCAGCCGGCAAGGCCCGCGACTTGCGCCTGCGTCAGGCCGAGCTTGTGCGCGACCGTCGAGAAGTTGGCCTGCAGCGCCTTGTCCTGATCGGTGTAGGGCCGGTCCTTGATCTCGGGGAAGGTGTAGCCGTCGGCCTTCTCGGGACGGCCGAGCTTGTTGAAGACGGCCTCCCATTCCTCGGGCTTGGCGTCCTTGCCGGGCAGCACGATCTTGTCGGCGCCGATCATCTTCTCGGCGTTGACGTAGCCTTCGGCCAGCGCGCCGACATCCTTGAACTTGGAGAGGCCCGCATGCGCACGAAGCGGCTCCGGCAGGCTGTCGCGCCACGTCGCACCAGCACCGGCACCAGCGCCCGCACCGGCACCAGCACCAGCACCAGCACCAGCACCAGCACCAGCACCAGCACCAGCACCGGCACCAGCACCAGCACCAGCACCGGCACCAGCACCAGCACCAGCGCCCGCACCGGCACCAGCGCCTGCACCGGCACCAGCGCCTTCCCCGTCAGGAGCGCGCACGATGCGCTCGCGCCAGAGGTTATGCCGCATGGGCCACCTCCTCCGCTGCGGCCTTCTCGAAGGCCTCGTTCATCGGCTTGACGAGACGCTTCAGCTCCTCGACCAGGCCGACGATGTCGCTCTTGACCGAGCTGCTGTAGAGCTCGCCCACGATGGCGGCGGCGAGGCACACGCCGCGCTCCGCTGCCGCGACGCGCGCGCCGAGGTTCGACTTCGGATCGGTCAGTTTCTCGATGGCAGCCTGCGCTTGCGCAAGCTGCTCTCGCAGTTCTGCCACCTGCCCCTGCAGGGCAAGCAGGCCTTCGCCATCCGGCGGGCTCTGGTTACTGTTGTTCGCCACTACCCTTCTCCTTCTCTGCTGCCGTCGCTCTCCGCCAGCTTTTGCGGCGGGGCTGGCTTCGTCGAGGTCGGCGGCATCACTTCGAGCCGCCACCCCATCTCGTCGAGAAGCTTGGCGGCGAAGTCGCGCGCGGCGCGCTGCCTGACCAGCTCCAGCGGGTCGACGCGGCCCGCATCGTCGTTGATCGGCGCTTCCTTGCCGAGCAGGCCACCGGTGCGCGCGACCGCCTCGGCCAGCGGCCGGTACTGCGGATGCCCGAGGAGGTCGCGCAGCTTGCTCATGCCGCCGCCTCAGCCGGAGCCGCCGCCGGCGCGGCCGCCGCGCCATCCTTGATCAGGTTGGCAACCACGGCCGCCATCGGCGCGGCGTTTTTGACGCCCGTGGTCACGTCCTTGAAGCGCTCCAGCTCGGCCTGTTCGCGCTGCACGGCGAGGCGCTGTTCGCGCATGCGGTCGCGCACGTCGAGCGGGCGCAGGATGCCGCTCGGGATGCCGATGCCGTCGGCCTGGGCGCGCATACCCTCGTCGAGATCGAAGTTGTCCCACAGCGCCTCGTCGCCGGTCGCCTTGATGGTGGGTTCCAGCAGCTCGAAGCTCTGCGAGATCGAACGCGCCACACCCAGCCGCATCGCCTTGGCGTCGGGGCTGTCGAAGTTGGGCTGCAGCGGCATTCCCTGCAGCTCCGGCGGCGCCTCGTCGAACACGCCGGGGATCCGAGACAGGATGTTGAACGTGCGGCCGACGATGGGGCCGAGCCGTTCGACCTGCTGGCGGCCGAGCAGCGGGGCCAGGCCGCGTTTGCTTTCAGCCTCCAACGAGAGGAACTGCGTCGCGGTGAACTTCGGATCGCGCGACAGCTCGATCAGCTGCTTGAGGAAGGCGCGGCGCACCAGCTCGCGGCGGTCCTGGATCAGATCGAGCCCGATGTCGACCCTCGTGTCGGTAATCATCGCGCGCGGGTGCGCGCCGTTCGCCAGATACTCGGGCCGGATACGGTTCATCGCCCGCGCTTTGAGCGAGATCGGGCCCATGTCTTCGTCGTCGGGCACCATCAGCGGCGGGTCGACGGTGCGTTCGCCGGCCAGCAGCGCCGTCTTGTTCATGCGCTGCAGGATGTCGGCGTCGCCCAGGCCCTTGTGCCCGCAGCCCCGGCCGTAGATTTCGTTGGCACGTCGCGACCAGCGCGAGCAGACATACTCGAGCTCGTGGCTGCCGCCCTCGCGCACGACGGCCGGATAGGTGACGCACAGGATCGTCGAGCGGTACGCCATGTTGCGGCGGTCGAGCTTCGAGCGATCGCGCTCGGTGCGCGGCTCGCTGACATGCAGGAACGTGACGAGGTCGTAGGCCTGGCCGGGCGACTGCGCCATCTTCCAGACTTCCTCGGGCACGTCGTTGCCCCACTTCTCGACGGCGGCACGCGCGGTCAACTCGAACTCGCGATCGACGATGTCGATCTCGCCGTCGGCATTCTCCGCCCACGTGATCCGCGCCATGTCGCAGGCGCGGTAGAGCGGCAGCTTGCCGCCGCGCGGCTCGACGTGCAGGCACGAGTTGCCGAGCGCGATCAGCTGCTTGTTGTCCTCGTCCATCGCAAGGTTGAAGCGCGTCGAAGGATGCCGGAAGCACCGCAACATCTTGGTCGTGTGCTGCCAGAGCCACGCACCGGCATCGGTGTCGCGCGCGAATACCTCGTCGAACAGGCCAAGCTCGAACCAGCGCGTCGCCGGGTTCGTCGTCATGGCGTGCAGGGCCGAACTCGCCATGTCGGCGGCATCCTCGGCGCTGTTGTCGTAGATCTCGTTGCGCGTCGCCGCGCCGTCGCCCCCACCCGACCAGGGCGGCGTGCCGTCCGGCCAGATGATCTCGTTGATGCGCTGCCACGTCGGCTCGTGACCCGCACGGAACGAGCGGCGCGCATGGTGCGCCCCGAGCATGTCGTCGTAGAGCGGGTCGACCATGGGCCGCTAGCCCATCTTCTCGAAGTTGCCGAACAGCGACGCGCCGACACGGCGGGACGGATCGGTCTGCGCACCGCCCGCGATGAGCGTGGCCCCGCGGCCGCCGATGCCGGCCTCGATCACGCGCTGCTTGCGCTCGGCTTCCTTGACGGCCGGATCGTCCTGCTTGGGCGCAGGCTCGGGCTGCATGTAGATGATTTGCGGCTGCTGAAAACCGCCGCCGCCTCCGCCGCCACCCATTACATCGCCCTCGCTCCGGGGAAGGGAAATTGCAGGTGGCGCAGAATTTCCGCGCGAAAGTGTTTCAACGACAAGAGGGCATATTTGCCCGGGTCGCGCTCACACCATCGCAGGCTCAGCCTTGCGCTCGGCCTGCCGCTTGCGCCAGCGGTCGATGGCCTCCTCGAGCCGGTTCTTCTTGCGGCCACTCAGCCGTTCGAGGATCGCCCAGGGCACACCCTCGGCGCGATAAACGATGACCTGCGGCGCCAGATCGGCGTCACGGTCGATGACGATTTCCATTCGGTGAAGATCGGCCATGGTGTCCCCGCTCAGTCGCTGATGGCTTCGGTCTGCTGCTTGACCTGACGTCGCTGCCCCGCCTTGCGGCCCTCGAACTCACCGACGGCCTCGTCGTCGAGCGCCATGTATTCGGCGGCTTCGCAGACGTGGCTGTGATGGTTCTTCGCGGGCGTGTCGGACGAGCGCGAGGCAAGGCCTGCGCGGACGCTCGCGAAGTGGAACAGCCCGCCCAGGCCTTCGCGCAGCACGCGCGCCGCCGGATCGACCAGCAGGCCGGGCTGCCCGTCGACCATGCGCGTCATCGGCGTGCGCAGCGCCTCGCGACGGGCGGCGATGACGTTGGTGCGCGCCGGCCGGATGCGCAGGCCGGTGCGGCGCTCCATCGCCATGATCCAATTGGCCTGCCCCGCCTGCTTGTCCGCCCCCCATTGCGCGCTGGGATCGACGGTGCAGATGATCGACTTGCGCGGCCACGCGCCGTACTGGCCCTTTCCCAGCTCCTCGTTCACCAGCTCGGCAAAGCGCTCGACGCCGCAACCGTGCTCGACGGTCACTTCCGCCTTGAAGCGCAGCTGTCGCGCCATGCCGCGCTGTCCGATCGCCGCCGCCGGGTTGAGCGTCTGGTTGCCGCCGTCGAAGCCGATGCGCAGCGGCAGGTTCGGGTCTAGCCGGAACTCGCGGGTGTGCGTGATGTCGCTGAACTCGGGGAAGACGGGCGTACCCGCCAGCGGCAACACGTGCTCATTGTCGACCATGCGGCGGATCGTGCGCTCGTCCGACTTCGCGATGATATCGTCGTAGTAGCCCGGCCGCAGGTTGTGCAGGTTCTCGGCGTCGGGCGAGCGCCCGCCTGGCTGGTCGAACAGCTCGACGCCCGGTTTCCATTCGCCGGCCATCTTCGCGGCGTAGGCCCACGAGCCGATCAGGAACTGGTTGCTGCCCATCCAGAGCGTTGGCGACACCGCGCCGTGCCCGTCGACGCTGCGCGGCGGGTATCGGCCGAGCCGCGTCATGGCTTTGCGGAACACGGCCTCGGGCAGCATGTCGCCCTCCTCCAGCCAGATGTCCGTCGGCGCGATGCCTCGCCAGAAATTCTCGATGTCGGCGTCGGAGCGCAGCTCACCGATGGCGCGCATGTGCATCGTGTAGTCGACCGGCCCCATGGGCGTGATCAGGTGCAGCGTCGTGTCGACCGGGCCATCCTTCGCGCCGCTCCACACGACACCCGGCGTGTTCGGCCGCCACCAGTCGTTCCAGAACGGCACGAACTGCGACCAGAGGTTCCGGTAGGTGTCGCGGATCAGGTAAATCTCGTAGCGAACGATGCCGTCGGGCCACATCGGTTGCTGCATGGCGTTGATCAGCGTGCCGCCCTTGATGCCCGTGGTCTTGCCGCTGCCGACCGGGCCGGTGCCGATCCTGTTTCGCCCGCGGTGCCGCTCGACGGGATCGGTCGGCGCGATCACCGAGGCGACGAGCCGGTCGATGGTGGGCCCAGGCGACACCCAGGGCCGCTGCAGCATGTTGCCGAAGACCTGCGCGACGCTCATGCGACCACCCCTGCCCCCGTCCCCCGGGTGCGGCCTTCCAGATTTTTCCGCGTTTTCGGAGGCCGGTGCGAGGCTCCGCTAACGGGCGCGGTTGCCCGGTCATAGACCCCCGCTGCGGGCGGGTGGGGCCGAAATTCGGGGGGCGGGGGGCTTTGGGGCCCCCCTATTGGAAACACGCGCGCCGCGCTCACTGCATATGAGCGGGCTGGCGGGCGGCAGGCGGGCACAAATGCCCGGTGAAATCGCGCTCTAACCATCGTCGCCCTCGCTGCCGTCCAACTTGATCGCGTCCAACTCCAGCGTTGGGCCGTCGCCAAAAGGCTGATTTTCCGGGCTTTCCAGCATGGCGGCCAGCAGGCCACCTGCGGCCTTCGCCTGCGCCGATGTCGGCGTGCCGTTGGTGAACATGGCGACGCCGATCCGGTGCACTGGCGGAGGCGCTGCGACCGGCTGCGGCGCGGCCGTGTGCTGGTAGGGCGCCGCGTACCGCCGGGCCTGCAGCTGCAGCCCGGGCACCATGCGCACGAGCTCGAGGATTTCGGCTTTCGTGAGATCCTGCCGCACGCCCAGCGCCGCGCACACCGTGCGGTGCGCCTCGACCATCTCGGCAACGATCGACACGACCGGCCGGCCTGCGAAGTGCGCGAGGCCTTCGACGGCGCTGCCGTACTTCGCGACCAGATACTCGCGGAAGGCCTGCGGCACCATGTTCACCGCTCCAGGCGGCCGCCCGCTCGCCCTCGGCGCATTGTCGTCGGGCAGCGGCTGGATGCCGACGAACCGGCGCGCGCCGATGCCCGGCAGTTCGATCTGCTGCCCGCCCTGCGCCCACTTGAGCGCGTCGAGCGCGGCGGCGGCATCGAAGGCCGCACGATGCGCACCGCGCTTAGCCACGGGTTTTTCCCCCATTTCCGGGGTTTCGGGCGGTGCTGCCTCTAGCCACGGAAAGACACGCCAGTCAGTCGCGGGACAGACGGAAGACACTCAACCCATTGATTTATATAGATATAATGTAAGTGTCTGGTCTGTCTGCCCATTTGCGCTCCGCTCTTACGCGCACGCGCTGCTCGCATGCGTAAGCGGCGACCAAATCGGCCAGACACGCCAGACAGTTAGAATTGTCGTTTGATTACAGTGGCTTGGGTGTCTTCCCCCTGTCCCGGGGGTGTCTGGTCTGTCTTCCGACGCCCAGCGCCAAGCGGCAGCGACCATGCCACAAGCGCGGAACCTCGTCTAGGGAGTGAGGGGAACGGGTTGGGGTCGGGGGCGAGCGCGGGCACACGATCTAGCGAGGCAAAAAAAGTGCGGATGGGGATTGACTGTTGTATCGCTGATGATACATTTCCAGCCGTCCGGTTGTTCCGACCGGCCCACGCGAAAGGTTGAACCGACCATGATCGCTCTACTTGCCGACCTGTTTCAGAACGCACCGCCGCAGGCCATCGTGGGCTTTGTGCTCTTTTGCCTTGTCGTGATCGCGGGGCCTGTGTGCCTCGTGGTCGGCGGCTGTCAGGCCTTCTACAACGAGCCCGGCCGCGTCATGCGTCGCCGCCTGCGCCGCCGCCGTCGCTAGATGCGCTGCCCTTTGCGCCCTCGCACAGGTGAGGGCGTCTAGGCCAGCGCATCGGCTGGAGAACGGAGAGACGACATGACACGCACAGAGTTTGCCTGCCTGATGGACGCAGCAAAGAAGGACGGCGCACCGTTCGAGACTGAGCGGCAGCGGGTCTACGTGGCTGGCAACGAGACTTACTTCGCAGGCCTCCTGACACTGATCGGCGCGGCGCAGTGCGTCCGCGTCGCCGCCGCTCACAACGATGCAGCACACAAGGTCTACGTGCCCTTGTCGGCCATCGTTGCGATCCACGCAGATTGACGCTGCCCTTTGCCGCCTCGCTCACGTGAGGCGGCCTAGGCCAGCGCCATAGTGGCACTGGACACCGCCGGTTGTTCCGACCGGCTCTATCAGAAGGTTGTACCGACCATGTCAAAGCACACGCACACGAACGCTATCACCGGCCAGACGATCAAGGCGACGAACGTCGACGCACTGGATCAGGCCATGCAGTCGCGGCGCTACACGCAGCCCGTGTGGGCGACCATTCAGCAGTGGAAGGGGACCGGGGCTCCGGTCCGTCGCGGCGAGGAAGGCGTCGCGCTCGAAGGCGCGAGCGGCTTCAAGTGGCGCGTGTTCAACGTCGCTCAGACCGGCAAGAGCACGACGGCGGAAGCGCCGCGCGCTGCGAAGCCCGCCGCCTCGCGCCCGGCTGCGCCGGTCGCTCCGAAGCCCGCGCCGGTCACGCGCGCGGCGGACTGCAAGACGTTTATCCCGAGCACCGCGCCGGGCGCGGTGTCCGCTAACACAGGGACTGTGACGGTCGCCGCCGTCGCCTTGCGCGAAGCCTTGGAGTGGACGCGCCGCGCCATGTCGACCGACACGGCCCGCATCTATCTCTGCGGCGTCTACTTCGCGCCGGTCGCCAAGGATCGGCTGCAGTTGGTCGCCGTCGACGGGCACCGCCTGCATGCGCAGGAGATCGCCGCCAAGTGGACCGGCGGCAAAGTCGGACCGGGCTTCATCATGAAGGCCGACACCGTCCGCGCCCTCGTGAAGGAGATCGGCGGCAAGCCGCGCGACGTGACTGTCAACGCCAAGACGGTCAAGGGCGTGGTGGCGCTCACGATCAAGGTGCACGGCGGCCAGACCTTCAAGGCCTCGGCTGTCGACGCCACGTTTCCCGACTACCTGCGCACCATCCCACTGGAGCGCCTGCCCGCCTTCTCGCTCGCGGCGCGGTCCGTGTTCGAGGCGGCCGACATGGCGGCCGACGGCACGAAGCCCAAGGGCAAGCGGGGCGCGGCGGTGTCCGTGGCACTCGACGCGGCGGGCGTCCATCCCCAGGCATCGGCCGTGCCCTATGCCTACTTCAACGCGAAGTACCTTCGCGACATGGCGCGCATGGGCGACGTGCTCGTGGTCGAGTTCGCGAAGGACACGCCGCACTGCAGCCCGGCCTGCTTCTCCGATGCCAAGGCGCAGCGCTGGGGCCTGCTGATGCCGACGGTTGGCGACGCTCCCGCCGCGCACGAGCCGGAAGCGCCGGAAGCCGAGCCGGTCCCGGCAGAGCCGCAGGCGGCCGACGAGCCCGCGCCGGAAGCGCCCGCGCTCGAAGCCGTGCCGGTCGAGGCTGAGCCCGAGGCGGTCGCCGTGCCCGCCATCATCGTGCGCCGCACGTGGCGCGAGCGGCTGGCCGCGTTCTTCCGCAGCCTCCTCTAGTCCGGGCAGATCGAGAGCCGCCGCGCTTCGGTGCGGCGGCTCGCACCTGCCCGGGCAGGGGCCGCCGCGATCCTGCGACGGTTGATCGTGACAAGGTTGTACCGACCATGCGCATGGAGCACCGACGCGAGTTCTACATTCCAGACAAGGCAGCCGCGCAAGATGCCGACGGCACCGACGCCGCCGTGTTCTTCTACACGACGGCGCGCGGCCAGCCCGCCAGCATCGGCTTTGCTGGCAAGGCACAGAAGCCCGCCTTCCATCACACCTTCCAGAGCGAGGAGCGGCGCGCGAAGCACCTTGCCGAGTTCATCGACGGCCGACGGCGCACGGCGGCGAGCCGCGCGGCGCGCAAGGCCGATGCCGCGAAGCCGCACACCTACGCCGTGGGCAACGTGCTCGTGTCGTCATGGGGCTACGAACAGACCAACGTCGACTTCTATCAGGTAACGGCCATCATCGGGCCGCGCACCATCGAGGTGCGGCCCATCGCCAAGCGCTCGACCGACAAGAGCACCGGCAATTCCATGGCCGACTACGTCGTGGCCGTGCCGGACAGCTTCACGGGCGAGCCGACGCGACACCGAACCCGCTACGGGAACGGCATCAGCTTCGAGAGCTACCGCAGCGCCAGCCTTTGGGACGGCAGGCCACAGTACCGGAGTTGGTACGCATGACCGCGCGCGAGGCGGGGCGAGTGATCGTCCCGCCTTTCCCCTCGCGCCCGGGCGGGCTATTGCTGCGGCCGATGACACCGCCGCCCGACTTCACGCCGCAGGACTTCGCGACCCTCGCCGCCTTCCTGTACGGCCCGGCATGGTATGCCCGGCTGCCCGATGACAGCGCGCTCCGAGGCGACAACCTGCGGCGGCTGGTCGACGGGCGGCGGAACGTGCCGCCCGCCGTGGCCGAGTTCATGCTCCGCCGCGCGGCCGACCGATGGTTGCTGCGCGGCTGGGCCGACCAGCGCCCGCCGCCTGGACTGTCGCCCGCCGTGGCCGCCGAGCTCGACGCGCGCATATTGGACGCAAGACGGTGGAGCGATGCCAGCCGACCCGGCACGCCACCCGCCACGAACGAGGAGCCGACGTCATGAGCAGAACGAAAGCCACCCCGGCACGGCCGCGCGCCACCGTGGCGCAGCGCTTCGGCAAGGCCCTTCGGGCGGCCCGCACCGATGCGCAGGTGTCGCAGCATGCCGTGGCCGAGGACACCGGGGTTTCCCGCCCGTCGATCGCACGATACGAGGCAGGTGACGCCTGCCCCGATCTCGACGCTGCCTTGATGCTATCGAAGCGGCTGGGCTTCTCGCTCGACGACCTAGCCGAATAGGTCCGCGACCGCGAACAGCGCCCGCCGCCGCTCACGTCGGCCGGCGGCGCGCATCGGCGCGTCATAGGCGTTGTGGCAACGTTGGCACCACGCTTTCAGGTTCTCGTCGGCGCAGTTTTCCGGCGTGTGATCCAGATGCGCCACCGTCAGGACAACCACCACGTAGCGGCCGACATATTCGCTGCCGCGCGCGCGGCCAAGGTGCTTGCCCGTCTCGTCGTCGAACACGTCGCCATTGGCGACCATGTACGTCCCGGCATCGTGGCCCTCGCCTCGGCAGATGCTCTCGCCGTTGGGAGCGCCGCACTTCTCGCACTTGCCGCCCGCCCGCTCGCGGATGCGCGCGCTGATGGAGGGCCAATCGGCCGGGTAACGATCGCGGTTCTCCGGCCGGATCGGCACGTCTAGCCCTGCTCGATGCGGCGCATCAGCAGCCGCTTGCCACGCTCCAGCAGGATCAGCAGCGCGCCCGCGTCGCACGTGGTCGACGCGATGTAGAACTTCCCGTCGGCATCCTTGCCCAGAACGAGGCACGGCTTGAGGTCCGCCGCCGCCGCGCCGTCGAGGATCCTCTGCAGCGGCAGATCGAGCGACGTTTCGCCCGGCCAGATGATGATCTCAGCCGACATCGGGACCGCCCTTTAGCTCGACCTTGCGCAGTCTGGTCGCCTCGACCTCGTAGAGCCCGCTCGTCTGCGACAAGGCGAGCACGCGCCCCTTGAACACTAACAGCTGCCACGGCCCTTCATCGGGCAGCGGCAGCGACTGCGGCTTGCGCGGAAAGTTGATGACCTCAGCAGTCATCGTCATCGGTCCAGATGTACGGTTCGGGGATCGCGTCGCCGTCTTTCAGCGGCTCGTCGTCGAGCGTGTAGCACTCACGCTCCGGGCCGCAGCAGTCGGCATGGAGGAAACCGCCGCTGGCATCAGGGTAGTATTTGTCGCCCGCGACGAGCGGCTTGTCGCAAGCGATGCAATGCGTTGCCATCGTCGCCTCCTATTCGATTTCTGGCGCGATCTCAGCGGGGCGCCTGAAGAACCAGCCGCATCGGGCAGCCGCATCGACCTCGGGCCACGTTGAACGCTTGACCAGTTGGCCGTCTCGGTCCTCGACCACCACAACGGCGGGCGGCTGCGCGACGCACTGGCCATAGCGGTAGTTCTGGCACGCTCCGCACTCTCGCTTTGCCCCCTCGGGGTCGTATCCCGCCGCGCGCAGAGCGGCGAAAAGGTCGTTCGAGAACTCGGGGTCGATGCCATGATGAAGCTGTGCGTAACGCCAGAGCAAAGCCTGGGCGTCGAGGTCCTTGACGCTGAGCGGCACCTTGCCCGCCGGCGTCGTCGGATACTTGTCGCTCTGAAACTGTCCGTCCTTGTTGATGTGACTGCCCATCGTCCATCCTCCTAAGTCAACAGATCGCTGCCGCCCTGCTCGCGCGGCAGCACGAGATCGAGCGGGATCATCGCGCACTGGATTTTGTGGCGGGCGATGCGCTGCTGCGCCGACCACGCGCCCGGGATGCGCAGCAGGGTCTGCGTGTAGACGCCGTTGCGCCACTTCGTCTCGCGCAGCAGCTTGTTCAGTTCGGTGTGGTTGCTCGCGATGGCGATGGCGTCGATGTACTCCGGCTGATAATCGTCGGGCGCATCGTCGGACTTCGGCCGCTTGAAGCTGGCGATCTTGATGCCGAGCGCTTCGAGGCCGGCCGCCGCTGCATCAGGCTCAAGCCCATCCTCCTCTCCTTCCGACTTGCGGCGACGGTTGCAGGCGGCGGCCATGATCGTCGACAGCGGCCAGCGCTTGCCCTTCTGGTAGGGATCAACCGTCGTCGTCAGCAGGTTCTGCAGCAGGCGGGCATGGTCCGAACCCGCCGCCTCGACGAGAGCCATCAGGTGCGGCTTGAGCTGGTCGACCCACTCGTCGAGCGTATCGGTCGGCGTTTCCTCGGCCGAGGCCTCGGGGCTCAGCAGATGATCCGCCATCGCGAGCAGGCTGCCCCACGTGTCGGCCACGCGCGCCGTGAAGCCGCGCTGCCTCAGCGCCTGTCGCCACTTCTCCAGGCGGAGCGGCCAGTACTTCCAGCGCTCGACCAGCACCCAGCGCAGCAGCGCGCCCGTGTCGAGCATGTCGCGCGTCGAGATCGACGGTTCCTTGCGGTCGCCCAGCGCGTTGAGGTCCAGCACGCAGGTGCGCATGGCGAGCTCGGGCTCCAGCCGCGGGATCAGGATCGACGAGAACAGGAACGCCGCGCGCGCGACGAACTCCCGGCTCTGCCCCTCCGACGTGCCGCGCACGATGCGCGCGCCCGACGACGACAGCTTGGCGAGCTTGATGGTGGTCTCGACCCGATGCCGGTCCTCGGGGTTGGGCTCGAGTTCGTCGAACACGACCGGCGTGCTGCGGTTCTTGAGTGCCTGATAGAGGCCGGGGCCGGTCGCGTCGGCGGTCTGCACCACCGAAGCCGTGCCCCCCAGCACCGGGTTCAGCACGGCATCGTGCAACGTCGACTTGCCCGTGCCCTGGCCGCCCGTCGCCCACACCGCCGGCCGCCACTTGAGGGCACCGCCGATCAGCGCGCAGCCGATCCAGCCCAACTGCAGGCGCGCGTCGAGCGCGCCCCGCTTCCACGCCCATGTCTGCAGCAGCTCGTAGAACTCGCCGACCGCCTTGACCGGGTCGCCCTTGCTGCGCTCGGGCCACACCTGGGTCACGCCCTGCGGGTAGACGTGGTCGCCAATCGTGCCGATGGGATGAACGGTGTGCTGCCCGTCGGTGTCAACGACCAGCACCTCGTCGCCCAGGTGCCAGATCAGGCGGCCGTCGGCATCGGTCCAGGCGCCAACGCCACGGATCCTGTTGTCGCTGTCGAACACGCCCTTGCGGCCGCACGCCGCGATCAGCGAGCGCGCCGCCCGATCCTTGTCGAGCCCGCTGTCCTCGCCGCGCGCATTGGTGCGCGGCCACGCGCCATCCAGATACTCCTGATAGTCACCGAACAGCGCCGACAACCCGTGCCCGCCGAAGTCGCGATGGTGCATCTTCACGAACTGCCGGTTCGCGTCGATGAACAGGAACTCCTTGCCGTCGATGCCGAGCGGCTGCACCGGGCAATTCTTCGGAACGCGGAACCACCCCTCGTCGTCGCCCTCGTCGTCGGGCGGCTCGCGCGGCGGTTCGCGGGGCGGCTCCCTCGGCGGTTCGTCACCGCCCGCCTTGCCCGCGCGACGACGCGGCCGCGTCTCGGCCTGGTCGAGCGCGTCGCCTAGCGCTTCCGGCCCGCCCTTCTTCTTCGGAGGTACGCTACCGTCGGGCATCAGATCAGCATGCCCCCCGACAGGCACGCCCAGCGCACCCACACACCCTCGAAGAGATCAACGCCGGGATGGTGCTCGCGCCAGAAAGCACGCATTTCAACCCAGCTTCCGAAGCCATCGGTCATTGCGAAGGCATCAAGGGCGTAGCCTCGAATGGTCGCCTTCCTGATCCTGATCGTGTCGTGATGCCCGTCTTTGCTGAACAGGATGCGGATCGGCTCGACGCCCTGGCACTGCGAGTTCGCGACTAGACGGCACGACTTGGTGCGCATGCCGACGTAAAGCTGCAGCTCCTCGCCCGGCCGGGCGTGACGACGCTTGCCGTTCGCGCGGATCGTGCCGTTCTTCCGGCCCGACAGGATCGGCTCGATGAACTGCTGCTGGAACGAGTAGGCGACCATCAGCCGCTCGCCTTCTCTCTGAGCTCGACGGTCCAGTCGCCCATTTCGATCAGCTCCGAGCATGCCTTGATCAGCAGTGTCGTGACGTGCGTCTCGCCGGTCTCGTCAACCTCGTCCTCGAGCCGGGTCGCCAGCCGCTCGGCAAAGGCGCGCGGGTCCTTGATCTGCAGCCGAGGACCTTGATCATCCTCGAACTCTGGCGTCCTGATCAGCGCCTGCACCAGCGTCTCGATGCCAATCGACACGACCAGTTTCTTGCCCTTCACGAAGCACGCGAGCGGGCTGTGCTCGGGCATCGTCATGTTGATCACAGTCATGGCGCGTCACCCTCCCAGCCCAGCGCCGCCTGGAAGCCGGCCGCATTGCGGTGGCCGCCGCCGCCATAGCGCTTGGCAATCTCCTGCACGTCGGCCCCGCCCTCGCCTCGGCTGCGCAGCGAGAACACGCGCGCGTGCGGCATGTCGAAGTAGACAGCGGCGAACGGCTCGGTCTCTGCGAGCTGGCCCGCCAGATCGCTGGCCCAGATACCCGGCGCGTTGACCACCGGCACGCTGATGCCACCGATCACCATGCGGCGCGGCGGCGTGGCGAGGATGGCGGCGATGTCCTTCTGCAGCTTGCGGTCGATGGCCGAGCCCTCGCGCGCCAGCGCCGCCAGCCCGTCCTGATGACGCGAGCGGCGGTGCAGCTCGTCCCATACCTCGAAGTCGTAGGGATGGCTCGACAGGCAGGCGTGCAGGTCGCGCGTTTCCGATAGCCGGAAGCGCCACAGGTCGCGATCCTCGACGTGCTGGATCAGGCGCGGCCGTGCGACCGCCGGAAAGAACCAGTCCCATGCCAGCCCGGCCCCGCTGCGCTCCATGTCGAACAGCGCATAGACGCTGGGCTCGGGAATGTTCTCGACGCAGTCGCGAAAGACGCTGTCGAGATGATTGTCCCACGTGTCCTCGGGCCGACGGAACCCGGCAAGTTCCTGCTCCGCCGTCTTGTGGTGGTCGAGGATCAGGATCGAGCGCGCGCCGCCGTCGCGGCCGATCATCCGGTTGATCTCCGGCCGCTTGAACGAGAAGTCCACCATGATCACGTCACGACCTGCCACGTCGGGCGAGGCCTCGCCGTACTGTACGGCGACGAAGTCGATCACCTCGCCGCGCGAACGAAAGAAGCGGCGCACCACCCAGGCGGCGGCGAAGCCGTCGACACAGCCCGCGTGATAGATGCAGAGCGGGCGCGGGGGCTTCGGCATGCCGCCGTCACCCCCAATCATCGTCCACCCTCCAGCACGTCGCGGACGATGGCCCACAACTGATCGTCGCTCCATTGCTTGCGGTCGAAGTCGGCATCAGGCTCGACGCCGACCCTGCAGATGGAGCGCGCGCCGCGATCACCGCCGGGCGTCTTGGTCATCAGCGTGGCGACGCGGCCGTCACCCCCGGGCGTGGTCGAGTGGAAGACATAGGCCTCCATCGAATAGACGCCGCCGGCAGGTGTCTCCGTTCGGCTGTGCTCCGTCACGATCACGCCGGGCTGCGGCAGCCACGGCCGGTTGCCGAACTTGGTGCGCGCGCCCTCGTGCAGGTAGGGCACGTGGGTCGGCTGCATCTCGTCGGTCGGCAGCGACAGGCGGTAGATGGTGTTGATCTGCACGCCGACCAGCACCGCACTCAGGAACCCGAAGCGATGGTCATGGATGCTGGAATGCTCGAAGCATTTGCGGCGCGGCAGGTCGGGATGCCACACGTGCAGGCGGCGGTTGTCGTCGCCCCCCAGCGGCACCTGCAGGAAGCCGAGGCCGTGCAGCGTGATGCGTTCCTTCGTCGGTTCAAAGCCGTTCACTTCATCCCTCCCTTGTTCCACCAGTAGTCGCCTTCGGGTTTGGCCGCGTTCTCGGGCGCGCGCATCGGTGAGCGCGGATTGGCGGGCGGCGGCGCGGCGGCCATGGGCTCGCCCTTGACCCAGCCGCGGCCGGCTTCGCGGTGCCACGTCTCGCCGCTGATCACCTCGCGCACCCGCACCGCGGCCCAGCGATAGACGGCATCGGCGCGACCGATGGCGTCATCGCGCGTGCGCTCGTGACCGGCCGTCGGCTTCCACTCGCCAGCGATGCGCACGTCGATGTGCCAGAAGACGGGAGCGGTCATAGGGCCCGCCTGATCCGTTCGAGATCGCGAGCGACCTCACCCTCAAGAACGAGCTGCGACGCGGCCATCTCCTTCCGCGTCGGCATGATCGTGTTCACAGCGCCGGGCCGCAGGTCGAGCTTTCCGCCACCGTCGATGCGGCGTTCAAGCCCTTCGATGTAGCGCCGCGCCCACACAGGCAGGCAGCCGATCCGCGCGTCGAGGCGGGCGAGGCGGGGCGACTGTTCTGACCGGACCATCAGCGTGTCGCCTTCTCCCGCTCAGCAAGACGCTGGCGCAGCTCGCGCACCGTCATGCGGCTTTCCTTGAAGTCGCCAGTCGCGCCGCCATGCAGCACGGTCACGACCATGTCGTCGCGGGATTTGTCCCGTTCCTGCGGCTGATCGACTTTCATGTCGCGGCTCCTTCTTCTTGGGTCGGGGGTGCGGGCTCTCGCGCCATCGCTTCGCTGCTGGCGCTGTCGCCCGCCTGCGCTTCGCCACCGCGAAGCGCCGCGTTCGCGTCCTTCCATCCGGCCGGGGGTCTGGCGATCGCGACCTCGCGGCCTTGCTCCTCCAGGCGCTCAAGCGCCCGGTCCATCAGCTTCGGCGTCTGCTGGTTGTCGCCGTCGTCGTCGGCAAACCACACGACGCGCCGCGCCCAATCGGGCAGCTTGATCTGCATGAAGTTCGGCAGGCTGAGTGCCGCCGCGAACCGTCGCTCGGGCTTGGCGACGGCGAGGCTCGCGGCATCCTCGACGCCCTCGCACACCACGACCTCGGGCCCGGCGCGCTCGTCGCTCCATGGCCAACCCGCCACGATCTCGCCCGTCTCCCTGCCCTGTTTGTCGGTGTTGACGCGACAGCCGCGCCACACGGGCACGAACCCACCCTCGACGGCGCAGGTCGACAGCTTGCCGTCGAGCCCGTCGCGCTTCATGCGCAGCACGTCCCAGCCGCCCTCGACCTGCCGCAGGTAATAGCGGTGCAGCGTGGCTATCTTGCCGTTGGGAAACTGCACCCATGCCAGCATCGCCGGGAAGGTGCGGCCCTCCGCATAGGGATGCTCCAGCGCGTGATGGAACCGCAGCGCATGCAGCCCCCAATCCAGCTCGAGGAGTTTGGCGAAGCCCGGGATCCTGCCCGCCATGTATTGACCGGCCGGATTGTCGAGGCTGATCGGCGGGCAGGTGAACCACATCGTGCGGTCGCTCTTGCGCCGGCGGTCCAGCTTCTCCATCGCCGCGCGCCGCACCTCGGCTGCGTTCTTGCGGGCCAGCGCTTCTTCCTCGGGCGTGCGGCGGAACTCGACGGCGCCGGGCGCGAGGCCCAGCCACCGCAGCGCCCAGGCATGCGCGCCCGCCTTGTCTAGCTGCTGCGTCGCCATGATCAGGTCGAGCATGTCGCCGTGGTTCTGCCCGCCGATGTCGCCGCCGAAGTGCTTCCACTTCCCCTGCTTGGGCCCGCGCAGATAGACCGTGAGGCTGTCGCCCGGTCCGCCCGCCTCGCGCCGCGCCGCGCGATAGAGCCCACGCGCCGCCTCGCCGCCCGGCAGCAGGTCGCGCGCCAGCCGCTCGCACTCGTCGCGCAGCCGCTCCGACAGGCGGGCGACCGCATCGCGCGAGAGCTTGCGCGCGTCCGTCATGCCGCGACCCTTGTTGAGGTTCGGGCCGCCAACAGAGGCAGGTCGCGCCAGTGGTACGGGTCGGGCTTCTCCTTCGACGGCTTGGCGATCGTCGTCACAAGTCGGGCTGCGCACTCGGTCGGCGGCATGTTCTTGGCGACCGCGAACAACACCACCTGCGAGGCGCTGTAGGACTGGTCGGCGTAGTTGAGCGCATAGCGCGCCATCGGCGGCAGCTGGTCGAACGTCGCCATGTCGACGACGGAGTTCCATTCGACAATGGGCCCGTCTTCCGAAGCCGGTCGCGCATTGCCCTCGGCATCGGGCAGCGTCTCGACCTCAAGGGCCGAGTGCGCCAGCGCGATCAGGTCGGGCGACCAGTCGTTCATCAGACCAGCTTCACCACCGCGCCACCGAGCACGCGGCTGCACTCCGCCTCGTACTTCGCAACCTCGGCTTCCATGCCCTCGCAGAGCGCGACGAAGTATTCTTCCTCCGTCACGATGCCCTTCGCCATCAGCAGATTGGCGAGCGCGCCATGCTCGACCATGGCGCTGTTGACGCCGACACGCAGATGCTTTGGTTGCGTCGCGTGCTGGTCGTGGTTCATCATCATGGCGACGCCCGCCTGCATGGCGTGGCAGGCGGCGGCATAGCGCTGGAAAAGTTCTTCGCGACGACCCTGATCCATCTTCAACTCCCCGAGAAAAAGACCCGGCGCCCGCCGCTAACCATAGGCAGCGGCGGGGCCGGGCTAGCTGTCTGACGTGTCGCCCGGCCCGCGAGCCGTCGGCACACGCGGGGCCGCCGCGTCGGTGTTGGCCGCGACGACGCAGTCGGGCGGCCGGGTTACGGGATTGGTTTCGAGACGATGCAGCTTCATGCGCACCGACCGCTCGCTGCGGCCGGTCGCGCGCGCGAAGTCGATGCAGCAGCGGCGCCGGCGGGTGACTGCCCAAAGCTGCAGCCGGGCTTCCTCTGCCGGCGTCCAGAGCTTGGCCCCGGCCATGCTCATGCCGCCCGCCTGCGCGCCGGGCTCACCCGCCGGGCGCGCTGGTTGATCATGTGGCCGTACCAGACCTCGACCTTCACCTGCTTGGCCGTCTCGAAGTAGATCGCGACGAGGTTGTCGGGCTCGGGGATCGAATACTCGGGATGGCTGGCGGGCAGGGTCCAGCGCCAGACGTTCTGGTCGCTGACCCGCTTGCCCAGCCGGGCCGTCATGCGGCGCGCGAACTCGGCGTTCGTTACGTCTTCGGACTTTAGCCAGGCTGCCAGCGTCAACATGTGCCGGTCGTTTCTTGAGGGGACACAACCTGTAGCGGTTGCTGAATTTCACGTCAAGCGTGAATATCGTGGCAACGTGCATCCCGCAATTTCACCGGATCGGGCCTCGCCCCCCTTCACGCTAGGCGTGATGGTCCCGCTCATGCGTGGACGCCGACCGGCCGAACCTCAAAAGCACTACCCCAACCGCCTCCGGCACTGGCGGCAGGAGCGCGGCTTGAGCCTGGAGAAGCTGGCCGACCTCACCAACCAGAAGCATCAGAGCGTCGCGCGGCACGAGACCGGCCTTAATCAGATGACGGTCGCGCAGATGGAACTTTACGCGAAAGCCTTGCAGATCAAGCCGGAGGAGCTGTTGAACGACAGCGTCCGCATCACCGCTCCCATGCGCGGGCTGATCGCGATGCTGGAAAACCTTCCGCCAACAGAACAAGAACGGCTGCTCGACATGATCCGGGCGTTTGCCGAGCCGAGACAACAGGGAGTTGCAGCACCAACGAGTGTTGCACCGCAGAGGAAGCGCGTGGGGGCGTAAATGGCGTGTGTCATGTTCACGTAGTACGTGAAGAGTGTTCGCTGCATGGGTGAAACTTCACGTGTGGCGTGAAATTCAGTTGACTTAAAGTTTCACTTGTGGCGTGAATACGCCGCATGATCACTGCTGAGCTGAACCCGGGTTCCTTCCGCCCGGTCGACCTGATCCAGTGGACCGCCAGCGGCAAGGTGCAGGTACGCCACCGCCGCGAGATCGGCCCGTTCAGCGTCCTCTGTCTCTATTGCGCGGTCCCGGTTATGGCGATCGTGCACAGCGGGGGGCGCACAGCGCTCGCGGAAACGCTGGCCCGCCTGCCCCGGGAAGTCACGGGCGAACCCGCCCCCGTGGTGTCCCCGTGAAGGCCACCCCTTCCTATACGACCGGCGGCATCGCCGGCCTCCTGCACGTCTCGGCCGACACGGTGCGCCGTCACTGGCCGGAATGGCACCGGGCCAAAGGCTTCCCCAAGCCATTGCCGCTGCCGACCGACAGCCCGCGCGCGATCTTGCGCTGGGACGCCGCCGCCTTCGACGCATGGCGCACCCTGCAGGGCGGCAACAACGGAGCCGCCGACGCCATCGACACGACCGATTGGGCGGCCGTCGCGCGCGCCCGGGGGCTTGCCCTCGACCGCGGCGAGAGCCCCGACCTTTCAGCCTGAGGAGAAACCATGCTTATCCGGTTAACGCCCACAGGAGCCAAATCGTGAAAATATTCGATGAAGACAGCAGGTGCGGACAGTGCGGCTACATGCGCTGGCGCGGGGATGACTGTCCGCGTTGCACAAGCCGGCTGACCGCTCGCCCGACCACCAGCGACGCAGACGAGTGGCAGATGTGGCTGCAGGACGGGCTGCAGAACGAGCCGTCTGTCGGCTGCGCATTCCTTGCCGTCCAGATCGTCGAGGCTATTGAGGAACACCAGAGGGCGCTCGCCCGCGAAGTATATGCCTTGGCCGAGGACGTTGCCGCGCGCTTCGCGGACCTCGCCTCGGAGGACACACCTGAGGGCCACTACCATCGCGGCGGCATCCATCAGGCCAAGAGCATCGCCAAGGCCATCAACTCGATCATGCCCTATTCTCGCGACCCCGCGTCACTCGCTACGGTGACCGTCTCCACCCCGACTACTGTTAGATCGCATGGGTAACAACCGGATAGGCATGGGAGAAACCATGGCCGGACCTATCGCGAAAGTCGTTCGCTCGCCTCGAGCCTGCGCCCTGATCCGCGAGTTCGAGGCGATGCTACCCGAGGGCACCGCCGTGTTCATCGTCGCGGTAGGCGGGCGCGATCCGAGAGGCGGACGCGAAGTCTGCCTGGGCGGCCACACCGGCAACATCGCTGCCCGGCAATGCGCGGCGGACGTGCTGAACCCGGCCGAGCCGGGCGTGCAACTGATCAGCATGACGCTTCTCAAGGACGGGCTGAACTGATGGCCGCCGTCAAACCCAAGGTCGTGCACAGCACCACCCTGCAGGACCGCTGCGCCTATCACCTGTCCATGCTCTGCGCGGTGCTGGGCTGCGACGCCATAGAAGCCCGCGCGATGTGGAGCGCGGGCGACAGCACCATCGTCGTGCAGGCAGAAGCTGGCGCGGCAGACGGCGACGTCATGCGCTTGAAGCGCTGGCCGCGACCGAAGGCGGTTCGATGATGGCGCGCTGCACCCACCACACCTGCCGCTGCGCGAGAGCCAACGAGCTTGCGCTGATCGCGGACCGCACTGGTGAAGCCCGCTACTTGGCGGAGGCAACGGCCGTCCACTCGCAGGAAGTCGAATGCCGCGAAGTCGATCCAAAGCACAAGAGGGGGAAAGCACCATGACCAGCACCACACGCCGCAGGCTGATCCGACTGCGCAACAACACCGGCCCGCTGATGGTAGCGTTCGGTATCTTCTGCATCGCCCTCGCCTCGCTCGCCGCGCGCGGCAGGCTCTGAGTGTCGCTGCCCGTGTAGCTGGGCGGCAAGGCGGCGACGGCCATCAGTCGCACACGGCGGCCGGTGTCGACCCCACGCGACACCGGCCGTTTCTTCAAGGAGAAGGCAATGGATACCCTCGACCCCAACACGGCACCGGCCGGCGGCGCTACCGACCCCGCACCGGCTGCCCCGCCGCCGCCCCCCGCCGATACCAATCCGGTGGTTGCCACCATCCGGCAAGGCGACATCAGCGACAGCGCGCGCAAGGCCGTGCGGCTGGCGTTCAACCCGTCGGGCGACGAGCGCGTCACCGAGATCAAGACGCTGACCGCCCGGCTGCTGTCGCTCACCTGGGGCGACGGCCCCGAGGCCGGGCGTTGCAGCGCTATCGCGCGGACGAACTTCGAGACGGCGTGCATGTGGGCGGTCAAGGCCGCCACCGTGGACAAGTAGTCTCGTCGGCGCGACCGGCGGGGCCTCCGAGCACACACACCCGCCGGTCGCGTTCCCACCTTTGGAGCCCGAACATGAGCAAGAACGCCTTCGATCAATCGCTTTACGCCAAGTATCTCGGCGTGCTGTCCCTGCTGGGGCGCATCACCCATTACAACAGATTGTCGAGCGATGATCGCGCATCGGTCGACAGGGCCTTTGCCGATGCCAACAAGGTACTGGAAGCGCGCGGCTCTGACGTTCGGTTCATGCGCGCGACGCCCGGCTGCTACGCCACGTTCGATCACAAGGGCTAGCGTTTCTCCCCTTGCGTGAATTGCCCTAGCCTGCGCAGCATCCGGCCCGGAGGAGATACAGACCGATGCGCGTCCAAGTCCGGTATCTGGTCCCGAAGCGCAACGCCGACGGCACCCATCGCTACTACTGGCAGCCGTCGAAGAAGTTGGCGACCGCAGGTTTCGTCACCGTGCCGCTGCCGCCCGACGAGGGCTTGGCCATCGAGAAGGCCAAGGCGCTCAACGCCGAACTCGATGCGTGGTATGTGGCCGGGCGGCCGCGCCGTTCGACTTCGCAGATCGACGCCGCCCCCGACGGCAGCCGCCCGCGCGGCACTGTCTGGCACCTGATCGAGCTCTACCGCAACCCGCCTGCCGACAAGCTGGCCGAGGATCCCGAGAAGCGGGAAGGCGAGCGCGGCGTGTTCACCTTCGACTACAACGGCCTGTCGAAGAAATCGAAAAGCTCCTACGACGGCGCGCTCGACTACATCGCGGAATGGCTGGGCCCGCTGCCGGTGCGCAAGATCACCGAGGCCATCGTGCTGGAGCGCCTGCGCATCCTCGCGGAGCAGCGCCACACCAAGGGTCCCTTCAAGGGCCAGCGCAAGATCGCCACCGCCATGCTGATCGGACGTGTCGGCCGCCTGCTGTTCAACGCCTCGCGCACCCTGGTCGAGCGCACGCACCCCTGTTACGTCGGCAAGGCCGACAACCCGTGGGCGGACCTGCGCGCGCGCAATCACCGCAGCGCGACGCCCGTGCTCTGGACCAAGGAAGGCCGCGACCGGATGATCGCCGCCGCGATCAAGCTGGAGTGGGTGTCGATCGCCACCGCCATCCGCATCAATTGGTGGCTGGGCCAGCGCGAGGGCGACATCCTCAAGCTCGGCCACAACTTCAACCCGGCCGACGTGCTGCGGCTGGCGCAGAGCAAGACGGCGGGCACGGTGCACCTGCCGGTCGGCATGGTGCCTGAGATCAGCACGGCCATCGAAGACCTGCGCGCCGACCAGCGGCAGCGCAAGCTGTCGGGCGTGCGCCTGCTGGTCAACGAGCGCAACGGGCTGGTCTGGACCGAAGACAGCTTCCGCAAGGCTTTTCAGGAGGTGCGCGTCTGCGCCGAGGAGGAGGCCCGCCACGAGGGCAAGGCCGCCGCCTGGATCGCCGCCACCCTCACGCCGCTCACCTTCATGCGCCTGCGGCACACCGTCGTCACCATGCTCTACCGCGCGGGCGCGACGGTGCCCGAGATCGCCGCCATCACCGGCCACACGATCAGCAGCGTCAACCAGATCATCGAGCGCTACGGCGTGCGCGACGAGATCACGGCCGGCAACGCCATCCAGAAGCGTCTGGACCGCGAAGGCGCATAACGACTTGTCGTGCGCTGCAGCAACGCAGCGCCCACTGCATCCGACCGATGCGAAGTTGCGAAGGCGAGCACGCCACCACTGCACCAAATGAGTTGGTTCGCATCGCAGCAAGTGCGTTCGTTCCTTATGCCATCGGCATCGGATCGTTTGCTTTTTGGCGCGACGACAAATTCGAGAAAGTCGGTTTGGTAAAATGGCGGCACCACGCAGCAGCGTGCCCACCAGAGAGGACCGACACATGAGCAACCTTACCTACATCGCCACCGCCCGCCCTGGGCAGGCCATCGCCTTCCCGAGCTGCGACCTGATCAAGGGCTGGGTGGGCGAAGTGAAGCGCGGCGACGTTGTCGTCACCAGCAGCGGCGTCGCCCGAACCAAGGAAGGCGCGTTGCGCTGGGCGACCACCGAGGCCGCGCGCTATCGCGCCTACCGCCAGCAGCACGGCGAGGGGATCGAGGACGGACAGAAGCGCAAGGCCGAGGCCAAGAGGGCAGAGCAGCGCCGCGCCAACCGCATCTACAAGAAGCGCGGGGAGGCCTTCGAGTTGCTGCAGGCCCTCGCCTCCGATGCCGAGCTGGTCAGCGAATGGCTGCCTCCGCAGGCCCTCGCCCGCATCGCCAAGGTTCGCGAGCTGGTCGCCTTCGTCGAAACGGACACGCCGGCCTAGGCCGGCTGTCCACTTGACGAAACCCGCATGGCGCGCGCAGCCTCGCTCGCCATGCGAACCGCCGCCCTGATCCTGATCGCCCTGGCCGCCTGCAGCTGCGCCGAGCCGCCGGCCGACGACACAGCCCAGCGCTTCACCGCGTTCCTCAACCGCCAGATCGGCAAGAGCGAGCCCGACCTCGTGCGGGCCTTCCGGCGCATCCCCGACGCCAACTACCAGCAGGACGCCACGACGCGCATGCTGATGTGGAAGATGGCCGCCACCTTCACCACGCCCGGCCGCTCGCCCGACTACGCCTACATCGGCGGCAGCATCGTGCCCGTGGGAGGCCGCGCGCCCGTGAGCACGACGGAGTACTGCCACGTCGAGTGGATCGTCACCGACGGCGTCGCCAAGGCCTACAACCTGCACGGAAAAGGATGCCCGTAG